GAAATCTTAGACGATTTGAAACAACGCGTTTTGCATATGCTTGAAGAATACAAGGCTGGAAAAGTTAATCATGTAGTTTATTCTGCGTCTTTGAAAGATGAACCCCGTGAAACCTCAAAGGTTGAGAAGGGGAAAACACGATTATTTTGGATGTCACCTATGTGTGCATTGATTGTTAGTCGTATGTTTTTGAGCCCTTTCTATACATCGGAAGTCCAATTTGGAGAGTTATTTGCTACCTGTGTGGGTGTTAACATGCACATGGATTCAGATGCTCTCTATAAAGAACTTACTGAGTTCTCAATGCTTATGATGGAAGGTGATTTTGGTAATTTTGACCAAATGATGCCCTGCGATATTGCATGGGCTGCCAATTCCATTATTTATGAAGTTTCAAAAAGAATGGGTTTCAATGAAGAAGCGCTCCAAATTCTTAGAGGAATTCTGACCGACAATATTTTCCCTTATGGAGCTGTTAATCTTGATATGTTCTGTTCACCTGGACAGGAAATGTCTGGAAAATATGGCACTGCAGAGGAGAATGGGTTAAGAAATCTAATTATGGCTATGTATTATTTTTATACTAAAACAGCTGAATTAGGATTGAATTACAATTTCTTTGATTTTGTTCTCATGAAAACTTATGGAGATGATCTTCTGGCTTCAGTTAAACCTGAAGTAGCTCAATTTATGAATAATATCGATTATTCTAAGTTTGTGGCAGAAGAATATGGTATGGAATATACTAGTGCATCAAAGTCATTAGAGTTTACCCCCTTCGTTGATGTTGAGGATATGACCTTCTTGAAGAGAAAGTTTGTCTTTCATGACGTGTTGGGGAGATATGTAGCTCCACTAGATATGAACTCTATATGCAGATCATTAAGATGGTATATACCTTCCAATTTTGTCTCTGAAGCAGATCAGATAATGCAGACTGTTAATTCAGCTCTGCGTGAACTTTTCTTTCATTTGGACCAAAAACAATGGGTAGGAATGAGAGATGATCTCATCAAGGCCTATTGTGAGAATTATAATGCTGATTACACAGTTGTGTGCAATTCAGTTCCCCCCTATGGGATTGTGTTAAAATCCCTATGTCCAGATTTAATGGTTATCCTGGAGGAAGAAATTAACTATGGTCTTTTCGATCGTTCTGGTGATGTGTGTGTTTCAGCACAATCCGGAAATGCGGAGACTATATGTGGCTTATGCGAACTCAGCCACCTAAACGAGTATAGAAACAACATGGTGTGTGATTAGGACTGTATCTCACCGTGTATAAACAAGTCTGCTGAAAAAATTGTTTTTGATATTGACACTTCTCTTCCTCTTCTGATTGCCAGGCGCGAACACGCCGAATCTGAATTGAAAGCTTGTGAATTTAAAGCAAATGGTTTGAAGCCCAAGGCAATTCGATCTTCTAGATCGTATTTGACTAAACAAACATATCGCAAACATGCTGAAGAATATATTCGTTTATCGAGTAAAGTTGAATCTTTATTCATTACGATTGATCTATTGCGTTCGCGACGTGCGAGACGAATTGGGGTCTCTGAACAAAGTGGTGATAGTGAAATATCACCATCTAGTTATTGGGACAAAACCATTACAATTTTTGAGACTAATGACAAAATTGTAGAAAAGCTCATATTTGTTGTTCGAAAGTTAGGAGGAATTCCCGGTATTGACTGTGGAGTGAATCCAAATACTTCATCGATAACAATGCCAATTTCAGTGTATCTTGGCTTGATTAGAGCTGCTCAGAATTGTTGTGAAGTTAGCGTTGAATCCGGAAGGGGTGAACCTTCCGAAGGAAAAGTTGATGCAATGGTTGAAGAGAAAAATCAAACATTGGTTGATGTAAGTGGTAATGTTGTGGTAGATATGGGCATGGGACCTTTACAAAGTTCCTGGTCATTAAAACCAGTTCCAGCTGATCTTGCAGATTTTTTTGCGAGACCAGTAGAGATAGCAGCGTACAATGCTTTGCTTGATACCAATACTGATTTTATTTCTAATATCTGGCAAGCTTATTTTGATGATCCTACTGTACGATCAAAATTGAGAAATTTTGCGTTTATTCGCGGAAATCTCAAGATTAGAATTCAAACGTCGGGAACTCAATGGCATTATGGGAGATTTCAAATTTCCTATGTTCCATTGCATCAAACTAATCAAATTCTTCAATGGTATGAATCCAGATCTGATTTGAGACAAAATTTGTTAAAGTATTTGTCAGCTACAAAAGGGTGTAAAACCTTGAATGTTGCAGATAATACGCCGTTGGAAATGACGGTTCCTTTTATTTGTCCTCAACCGGCTATTCGATTGTTTAATCAATCGGATACAGCTATTGCTGATACGGATACGTTTAATGATGTCGATAATTTAGGTCAACTAAATATTTACACTTTGAATCAACCTCATGCTATTGGAACTACTGCTTCGCCTATAGCGGTGTATGTATATGCTATGTTGGAAGATGTAGTGATGGGATGTCCTACGGGCACAATCATTCAAATTACGACAGAAAGTGGTATGGATGAG